TCTGCATTGACACTTATGGTATATCCTCTAAGTCTTGCGCCATCTAAAATAGGAACAAATACATCTGCATTTGGACTAGCTGCTGTAACGGTAACTTTGTAACTTGAGTCTAACAAATAATCAAAGTCCCATTTTTCAATATCAAGAGCAACGGTACTTGGGTTATTCTGTCTGCTTTGTATTACATACATTTCATCACCAACAGCAGAGCAAGAATTTAAGGTATTCTTTTTGATTACACCGCTACCATCATTATCGCCTTGGTTTATTCCAGACCACCGAGTAAATCCGTTAATATCTTGGTTACGCATTGTATTAAGAACACAGCCATTACCATCTTCATTAATAATAAATACCCAATTGGCATCTTCGGTTGTAGTGCCAGACAAGATAGCAAAATCTTTTGGCCTGTTAATTAACTGAGAAGACAGTACCGACAAATCATTAGAAGTGTAAGCATCTTCATTAAAGCTATAAAGATATTGGCGAAGCGTATTACCGTTCTTATCAACAAATAAAGTTGCACCATCAATAGACTGAGCTTCCAGATTAAATGAACCATGCTGAGTCTGCGCTTCTACTTCAATAGTTGCTGGCGTTAAACCTGTAATAGTAAACTCTGCTCCTGCACAAAATACTTGCAGTCCACGATCAGGGTTGACATCTACAATGTTAGTTAGTTCGCGAGAATCAATTGTAATAAATATGCCATTGTCATCGTCACCTTCAATGCTGTAAAAATCTAAAAATGATCCAGCTCTTGAAGCAAACAAACTTTGTTGTCTTGGCTTTACACCACCTATCCATAGTCGGCCTTCATAAAAAACACCCTGCTTAGGGTATCCTCTTTCAATAACATATTTCCAAGTAACAGCTCCATCTGCAATTGCATCTCCAGTTCCTGTTGGCCCAAACCCTGCTGCCGCTGATGTTCCAGCAACAGTGCAAGAATACCAGTTGCCTGTAACAGTAAATACTTTGTCGCCAACAATGTAATCGTTAGCTGCTACCCAATTGTCAGGCTTAACACTCCATACAGGCTCATGTCTTGGAGAGCCTTGCTGAATAAGAGTAAAGCCTATACTGTCTGTGCTACCTGCATTTGAAGACGTAGGAAACCCAGAAAATAATTCAAACCTATCAGCAGAATCGTTAGCTATTTCAATGCGATATGTGTTACCAGCAGTTCTTGTTACTGTAATGCCTCGGTCATTAAAGACAGGCATATCTTGCAGACCTCTTTGCAAGTTAAAAGCTGTAGCACTGTTGGCGTCTGGATCATTATTATTATCGCCAGCAAAAGTAATGTTTTTACTTAACACACCTTGAACATCTATTTGATATGTTTCGCCCTTATTAAAGTTACTAAATAATATGTCTTGAATGCAAGTAACAGGGACAGGGCTGTACTTGTCGTCATAGTCCCACTCTGGCACATTAGCAAACGGAACCTCACCTGAAGTAAAGCCGTCAGGATTATCAGTACCGTCAAATATAATTCTCTCAGGTGGGTAGTTACCATGAAACATCAGCATTACGCCTTCTGTTTGAGTAACCTTAACATCATTAATATCTACTCCTGAATAAGGAACAATAACATCAGCTATATAAACTGTTTCCGAACTGCCCTCATGCGGAGTACGATAAAAACGTAAGTTAGTTTCACTTAACACGCAAAGATAACTTTGATCAGCAGCATACTCCCAACTAAATGTTTTAACATTACTAGAAGGACTTGCAATTACTGACTTTAAATTAAACTCGCCAACACGAAGTGAATAGCCTTGACCGACCACAAGGTCTGTTACAATGCGCCAGTATCGGTGTTGTTGCCCATCAATTTTAACTCTGTGATTTCGCTGAGAAGTGTCATTAATGCGGAAACTACCAACCTCAAACCAATTATTAAAGTTGTCTGAATACTCAATAAAAATGTTAGCGGCAATATTATCTGTATTCGCATTTAACAATATTGTAGTATTTCTAACATCAATAAACAAATACTCCGAGGGAGTTATGCCTACATCATATTGTGCTACTAACCATTTAGGTGTAGCACTAACATTCGCATTAGCTATTGAATAAGTATTGTCATTACCATCATTAAGATTTGCAGGAGTTCCACCATTAGCTCCAGTTGTAGGCGTGTAGGTTGTTTGTCTAACAACTGTACCCTCAATAGAATCTATAAACTTAGTTCCAGGTCTACGCTTAACACCACCTTGAGGCACAATAACAACGCCCTCGGCATCCTGTGCGCCCTGATAGTATTGATCAAGATCGGTACGGCCTTTAAGTAATGGTGACAACTCACCACTGGCAAAGCTGGTTTGCTGAAATTGTGACTTAGGCATTAGTACCTCACGTTAATAAATGGGCGATCCTGAATTGCTATTTGGGGATGTTGCTGTGAATCAGTGTAACGAGCCATGCGACTAGCGTTTAGATATTGGTTAGCTAGTAGTTGCATAGAAGAAGCACTGTCACGAATAGATGGAGCAAAGTCCATAGCCAAGGCATACTCAATCATCTTGGCAAAATATGCGGGCCATGCAGACTCTTCAGGCTTACGGATATAATCACAGAAAAGTGTACCGCTGTAATTGCAGTAAACATTACTGTTTATAATTTGGTATGGAACGCTTGGATCAATTTTAATTAATGTCAGCGTATCAGCAGGAAGTGTATATGAAGTTTGCCACTCATTACCTACTGGAGCAGCTGCATCTTTACTAAGCTCTGCAATGCTACGGGCAAAACCCCAGCGATGCTTGCTAAGTTCGTTCTCAATGATATTGTCATACAGGCTTGTGGCTACAACCTGAGCGCGAGTACCGCTAGTCAAGGATGTCAGTGGCACATCGCCAATCAGAATAAGTGCATTGTTAATTAACGATAGCTTACTGTTTGCCATAGGGAACCTTTAGTCTTGAAAGAAAGGGGGCCGAAACCCCCATTCAGTTTACTACTTACGCAGTGATTACTACGCCAGCGCCACAAACAACAGTAGTACCGTCATTTGACTCAACGTATGAAATACGTCCAGTAGGAGTTCCACCAGTAGTGCCGACAACGATAAGTACGTCACCAGCATCTAGCTCGTCCTTAGCAGAAGCAAAGTAGTTAGTGTCTGCTACAACAGCAGAAGTAGCATCAGCAGTAGAATACTGCCAAGTAGCTCCACCAACACCAGAACCACCAATTCGGCATAAGCCGTCTCTTGAAAAAGCCATGATAATATTCCTTATGCAGTTTTGAGGTATTGAACTTTAACGATACCAAGACCATCGCGTGATACAGCGCCAGCCTTCAACATACCGTTACACAACCAAGAAGTACGATCAGCAATCCAATCAACGTCAGTCTTAATGTCAATACCAATTGCAAGACCAATAGCGTCTTGAGAGAAGAAGTATGAATCAACTACGTTAGCTGCTTCAGTCAGGCCACCTTCAGCACGATCTTCGATAATTACAAACTTGAAGCCACCGAAAGTATCAACGTCACCGTTGACCAGAGCTTTAACATTGTTGTAATCAACAGAGCTGATCTTCTCTTCGTTAAGCATACCACCCAAACCTTTTGCTTCAATAGCAGCATACAGGTTAGAGTTAGGAACACCTTTAGAGCGAAGCGCAACTTGAGCAGCAACAATCTTTTCAATGTTCAGGTTAGAAGCAGTTCCGCCAGTGTCTTTACCAACAGTGTCAGCATAAGTAGTTTCTGCGTCCATTGCATCAATGACAAGCTGATCACAGCGACGACCAAGAGACTGTGCGATAGTGCTTGCAAGTTCCTGCTTTTCGTCAAAGTTTACAGTCTGAGCATCAAACATATCTGTGTATTCTGGAGCATTCCAGTTTTGCAGAGTTGCAGTTGCGAAGCCGTGAGAGATGTCCATAGGAGTTACTAGATCAGAAGTAGACTTCTGGTTAGCTAGACCCTTACCCATGTTACGGAATTTGTAGGTGTCACCTACTACGTTGTTTCGTACAGTTACAGCGCCTTTCAAAAGGCCAGCGTTTTGGTATGCGTGTTTAACAAGACTGTCAAACTCCGTTACCGCTACGGATGATAATACTTTACTCATAATGATTTCCTCGAAAAAGAGTAATAAATAATAAAAAGTTTTTCAAGGTTTTAGCTGAGTACCCGAGTAAACTTGGTCAGCATTCAACCTAAATTTACTGGGCCTTAATAGAAAGGGGTGTCCAGTGTGCCGATTATACACCTTTCACCCCATAAACTCAACCGCCAAAGGTACGGGTATGAGCCTTGTCGCCACCAAATTCCTGCATCATCTTCTGGATTTTGGCTTCATGGTTAGCATCAATGCTACGGAGGAGCTGTCCATTTTCGTTTTTCATAAACATCTGGGTTTCAATATCACCCCAGGTCATGCCTGTCGGATGCTGTCCACCATCAATAGGTAGCTTAGTCGGTGCAGTAGCACGAACCAAATACTCTACCAGCTCAATAGATTTAGCATCAGTTACTAGATCACGAACCACTTCATAGTCGTCAGCATCTAAGT